TAATAGTAATGCGTCTATCATCCGAAGAACGCCTCTAGTGTTGCCTCACGTTCTAACTTCCAACCGATAGAGTCAAGTATAAATCTCAACGGATCAGTAAATGTTTTTTCAAATTGTGTATCGTAATCTACGTACTTGTGTAATTCAAACTCATATGGTATCTTTGTAGAGAAAGAAATAACTGTATCTTTAACTGTATTAGGTTGTTTTAACATTAAGAATTTAATCTTATCGCCATCTTGTATGTAAGGATATTTCATACCTAGTTTGTGTTTACTAATATTATGATTATATATTAATGCACCTTTGACATGTATAGGTGTGCCTTTCTTATAAATTGAATTGCTGTCAATGTATTTGTTGACATTATTACAACTTCTAGGAAAGGCAACCTCCTCTGGCGAGAGTGTCATAAAGACTTCTTTGAAGTCATTTACGAATTTTATTAGAGCGTCTTCGCTGTCATTCATAATTACACGAATAGCATCCTTAATTTTACCTCTACAAACTTCAGGTGTGGATGACTTAACTGCTTCTACGCCCATAATTTTTAGTTTAGGTATATCGTATCGTACACCTTCTTCATCAAATACATTCATCATATAACGTTTTTTAGCAACCCATATACCTTTGTTAGCAATTGCTTCTCGTTTCATAATCATTTTTTGTTGATAAGCATTTACATAGTTAGCAAGATTTTGATAACTATCGTCAATAACTTTTTGTATTTTTTCTTCGGCTGCTTTGTTTAGAAAGTCAACGATTTGTTTTGTTGATTTGCCTTTACAAACCTTTTCAACAAGTGTATCAAGTTTTAAGTAGATTGAATCTGTATCAGACGCCACAACATAGTTTTTGTTGTCTGTGCCTAGCAACTTGTTCATAAATTTATTTACATCACGTTCTACCCAACGAATAGATAACTGACCACCTAGTGTAATCGCCTCTGCCTGTTTTACATCAAAGTATCTGAAATATTGATTGCCGATTGCACCATAAGCAGAGTTAAGCGAAATCTTTTTTGCCATCTGTATATTGTGACAACGAGAAATCTCGTTTGAATAGATTGGGTCTTTTGTCTTTTGATATTCTTTCTTGGCTTCAATTGCCTTCTTCTTATATACTACACGTTCGGTGTACATCTTCTCCATAAGTTCAGGTAAGAAACCTTGTTTATCTCTTTTAAACATGGCGCCGTTTGGTGCAATAGTCACGTTACGATCTTTTGCCCATTTGAGATTTAATCTTTCATCTAAAAAGTTTTCTACGCCTACTGCTTTAGGTTCTACACCTAAAAACATTTCAGGACTAATATTGTATTGCATAATCAAATGTGGATATAAACTGTTCAAATCAAACGAAACAATCCAGTTATGTAAACCTAGTTGTGGATCTTTTACATATGCACCTTCGTATTGTGTATCCTTAATCTGATCTTCTCTAGGTGGCACTTGAATATTTTTTGTAAGTAAATGATTATAGATAATTGTATCCCAACATCTTACTTGTGAATAAACATCTGTATAGTTTACCTTGTAATCATATGCCATAGTCAGGCATAACTCAATCAATTTCATTTTGTCTTCGAGTCTATCAACAAGTTCTACGTCTTGTATATTGTACTCTACAAACCTTTGATAATCTTTTGTATAGAAATCTTTAAACGTTTCATATGGGTTATCTAATTTCTGTTCGCCTAGTTCTACCTTAGCAATGTAATTAAGTTTGTAACTTTCTTGTCGGACATATGTAAACTTTTTATACAAATCAAAATAATCTAGTACAGATATACCTAGTATATTCCATATCTGATTATTTTTATTACCGAGTTGTATTCTATCTGCATTGACATAATTCCATGGCGACATTTTATTAATTGTATCATTGTCAAAAATATATCTCATACGATTCATAAGATAAGGCATATCAAAAAATTTTACATTCCAACCTGTTAGAATATCAGGATGATTCTTACACCAGAATTTTAGAAACTCTAGCAACATGTGCTTTTCGTTTTGACATTTTACATAAGTTACGTTTGCCTTTTTAGAAATGAAGTCACCTGTACCCCATGTAATAATCTGTTTGTTGCTGTGATTTTTTATAGTGATACAGATAATCGTTTCTTTTGCAGTATCTGGATCGGGAAAGCCGCCTTCACACTCGGTTTCTATATCAAGTGTGAATATCTTAATATAGTCTTTGTTCCACCTTATCTCGCCTTTGTATTCGTCAGCGATGTACTGATAGTTGTATCTATTCATACCAAAGATTTTATACTCTGGTATTGTACTGTACTCACTATAGAAATGTTTTGCCTTTGATATAGAATCAAATCGCTTTTCTTTTAGATTAGTACCGTCTAGTGTTTTATATTTTGATTCTTCTTTTGTAGGTAGATATAGTTTAGGACTATAGTTGATACGACTCAAATAAGATTGTCCATTATTGACACCTCTTATAAGAAGTTTACCTTTATACTCTACAACGTTTGTGTAAAAACTACTCGCCAAATTCATATCTTATTATAACAAATAAATCTCAAAAAGTCAAGCCTATTTTTCTTGCGTCTTTATTAATTTACCTTGACTATTAAACAGTTCTTCCCTTCTAAATTTTGTTTCGCCCATATCTAAACATTGCTTTTTACATAATCTATTTACAGACTCATAGTTTTGTGTTTTTTCTGCCTCAACAATACTTTCATAAAAATCAACCCACTCCTTTTGTCGTAAAATATCAGCAATAGAATCAAACTTTTCTATATTACTTACTGAAGTCATCTTACTTGCTATTGGATCTTTATCTTTATTAAAAGGAGTTACATCCCAATAACAACAAGGCAATAATTCGCTTCTGTTATTAACAGCAATACCTGTTTTTGATGTTAAGCATTTAGGTCTAAAGTGTTTTATCATAAGGTTGTAATAAGTGTTGATGAGTAAAAAAATGATTATCTTCACTTGGTCTTAAATCATCATCTTCATTTAACCACTTCGCTGAATAAACAAATATTATATTAACATTATTATCTGCTGCCATTCGTTTTGCTTGTTTCATATGATCTTCATTATATTTAAATATAATATATTGCCACGTTGGCGTTTTTATTAAGTACTCTTTTGACTTTAACAATATATTAAAAAGTTTTACACCATCTTGGTTTTTTCTATACGTGTGACTTTCCCAAGGTAGACCATCTATACCAAACCACCAATTCGCTTGTGGGTGAGCTTTAAATGCTTTTATATACCAACTTTCAGATTTAGCTGAAGAGGCATTATGTACGGATACACTAACAGATTTTTTGTAACAGATTTCTAATATCTCAATAAATTTAGGGTGATGTACTGGATCAGATAACTGACCACAGAAACTAATTCGTTTATATGCGTCTGTTATTTTTTCTATTGTTTCTAAAGATATATCCTGTCCCCATACAGGTATGTTATTACGTTTAAAATCATGTTGCCTTGAACACCTTAAACATTCTAATGGACATCTATGAGTAATATCTAAATTTACACCAGTTTCATCACCAATATTTCTTAAAAAAAATTGTGTGTGATATTTACGAGGCAAAGCATACTTAAGCTTACTTCCATATGTCATATAACATATTTATGTTATAATTTTACTTTTAGGTGTAACTATCTGACCTGTATTTTGTTGATATGCACCAATCATATTATCGTCTGGTGTAGTATCAGTAATTATATTTGCCTCTTTGATATGTATAACTTCATCCTTTGTGTATGGTATGTATGGATGAAATCCTATTTGCATAGGTTTGCCTGGTTGTCCTTGCATTGGTATCAATACAAAAGGTTTTTTTAATGCCACATGATCTGCTCTATCGCTTTCTTGTGGCGTACCTATTACGTCCTCTCCAGATGAGAGTCTGTACAATCTAATCATAATATACTCCTATTCAGTTTTGTTTTCTTCAGTTGATTGTTTCTTGCCGATGTTATATTTTGCTTGCAAATTCCATTCGTTCTTTTCTTTGAAAGCAATAATTTTGATTTGTGATAAAGGTGCTTTGTTTTCAGCAGCCTCTGGTTTTACTATTGATAATAAGTTCCAGTCTTGTAATAAAACTGATATTGTGTTACGTCTTTGAACATCATTCTCAACTAACGTAGCTTTCTTACCATCTAAAGCAAAAAGTTCTTTGAAATGTACTATGTAATATTTACCTTGTTTGTGTAGTATGTGGCAACTTTGAAATAAAGTTTTATCTTTTCTACTTGCTACACCTATTCGGGACAAAGTCTCCCTTATTTTTAGAAAGTCATCTGGCTGTTTGAGTGTAACCTCTAACATCTGCTCAGGTGACCAATTAAATTCGTCACTCATTTTTTTCTCCCACCCTTATCAAGTTTTTCCTTGATAAGATTCAATTGTTTCTTATCCAGTATGTCAAGGGCTACCTTTGCTTTTGTATTGCTATAACCATAATATTCTTTTACATACTCTAAATTTTTTGATTTAGTAGTTGTAGTCCACTTACCACCAAACCTCTTTCTCTTACGAATACTATTTAGTAGGAAGTGAAACTGTAAACGTTTGGTGAGGCCGTGATGTAAATTCATCTCGTTTGCCATCATTATAGCGTCAACGTGTTGGGATAAACAACGATTTATAACATAGGGTGGGTACTTCTTTTCCCAAGTAAGATCATCTCCGTCTAGCAGATTTACTTTTGTCCAGTTAATCGCATTGAGATAATCAGTAAGTTTATATTCAATCATGTTTTTCATGCTTTTTGTGACCTTTATGAGA